CTAAGTGTGGGACTTAATTTCCGCCAGTTTGCCGCTCCGACGCGCGGCGTCCAGTGCAACCACCTTGTCTACCGCTGCGGCGAACGCCTCCTCAGACAGGTGGGTGTAAACACGCGCTGTCATCGAAATCTCCTTGTGCCCCAGCAGGTCCTTTGCAACGTTGATCGGAACGCCTGCCGTTTGCAGGTCGGTTGCGTAGGTGTGACGCAAGCAGTAGGGCGTGAGGTCCACGGCTACCTTTGAAGTCTCCGGGATAACACCGCCTTTGAAAGTGTGTGCTCCCATGTCGATGTCTACGGCGCGTTTGAAACTCTCCCACATGCGGCGCATGGAATGCTTTGTGTGCGGCTTGCCGGTGGTCGGCTGTGTGAAGATGTAACCTTTGCCGCCGGTCAGCAGAGGAGCAAGCGCCGGATGCAGGGGAACGGCTCTGTCGCCGAAATCCGTCTTGGACGAGTGCAGGATGATCTTTTGTTCGTTTCTGCGAACATCGTCCCATGTCGCTTTCCTGGTCTCGTCCGGGCGTGCACCGGTGTACAGCATGAACAGCACCCAGAGCCCGGCGCGGTGCGTCTCGGCAACGTGCAGGATATGCTTGCGCTCGTCGGCTGTAATCGCCCTGTGCGTGCCGTTTTTGGTCTCCGGCATAACCAGTGCCTCTGAGGGGTCGTAAACGATTACACGGTCAATACGCGCCTGCCGGAACGCGCCTTTGATAAGATCGCGCAGCTTGCACGCCATGGACGCGGAACGGCCTGCAACGCTGTTCATGATGCGCTGCAAGTGCACGGTTCTAACATTCTTCAGTCGCATAGAGCCGATTTCCGGCGCTATGTAGTTCTTGAGATAGCCTTGCAGATCAGAACAGGTGCGCGGCTGCACTTTCGGCTTTTTGTAAGTCTCGATGTATTCCGCGAACCACTTATCAACGCTCGTGTTCTCGTTCACCACGTCTACACCTTCTTCAAGGCGGCGCTTTTTCTCGTCGACTTTCCGCCAGAGCTCGCGTTCTGTCTTGGCGGTTACGTCATACCGTCTGCCCTTGAACGTGAAGGTCTCACGGTAATAACCGTCGGCATTCTTTTTCATTGTTGAATTTCCTCCTATTTTGTCGTATAATAAGAGGGTAGTAACGTTCCTCAAATGTACTACCCTCGCTTAACGCCCACTGGTTGCCGCCAGTGGGCGTTATTTTTTATCTCAGCGGAAAACCGCTTTTGTCGCGATATGATCCGGTTAGAATGAAAATTAAATCGGCAATCCAACCAATCACACACAAACCGCACGTAAAAAGCCAAATCAGCCCTGTTCCGATTTTTCCGGTATAGAAACGATGTACTCCGAGAAAACCAAAGAACAAGCACAAAAAGAATGCAACCCATTTGCTTTTCTGCGGAATGCCCAGCGAGTTAACGTTTGTGTTCTGGTTGGTAACGTTAACAACTACGGGTTGTTCCTTCGCAGGCTGTTCTTTTACGGTTTTCGCTTTGGGCGTTTCCGATTTTACATCTACGCCGCAGATAGGGCAGAACTTTGCGTTTTCGTCCTCGATCTTCGCGCCGCATTGCTTGCAAAACATAACCAAACCCTCCTTTATTTCTTATAATCCGGATTTCCCAAAAGAATTTCAAGGAAATCCAGTGCTTTTTCCTGCCCGTCATCGGTGAGCTGATTAAACATTGACATCAGCCGCGATTGACGGGCAATTTCTTTTGTTCCGTCATACTGTTCCAGTTCGGACAGCATGAACTCAATTGAATGCTGCATACGCTTCAAGCCTTGAAGATTGGCTTCAAGCCATGCCTGCTTTTCCTGCTCGGTCGCTTGCCCTGCTGCTACTTTCTGCTGTAGCTCTACCATTTCAGGCGCGCTGTTTACACGGATTGAAGCATCGGCGGTCAGCTCGTTCACATTTACGCCGAGCGCGTTTGCAAGGCGAGAAATGGTGTCCGGCGCAACTCTTTCGCTACCACGTCGCGTAATAGAATAAACTGTGTTATACGATAAATTCGCCTGTTTAGCAAGTTCTTTAAGTGATATTCCTTGTTTTTCTGCAATTATTTTTACTCTTTCGCCTACTGTCATAATATCCCCTTACCTGATGCGATTGCAAATTTATATTAACATATCGTTCAAACGCACATATAATCAAATTACGACATATGCAAACGCAAACTGGAAAGGAGGATATATGCGTATTGATCGAGTAAACCTTGCTGCAACGATGGCTAAACGCTGCATGCGAGGGAAGGAACTTGCGACGCTTGCCGGTATTTCCGTTTCGAGTGTTTCCGGCATTCGGAACGGACGCAGCTGCTCGGCAGAGATGGCAAGCAAAATCGCAAGTGCTTTGAACGTACCCCTTAACGAACTTTTAGAAAAGGAGAATTAACACATGGACAACAAACTCACAGTATTCAACAACGCCGACTTTGGCGAAATCCGCACACTGGAAGAGAACGGTACGGTGCTGTTTTGCGGTATTGATGTAGCGACCGCTCTGGGCTATAGCAAGCCTCGCAATGCTTTGGCAACGCACTGCAAGGGAGCCCTGAAACGGGGCGCCCTTACCGATGGCGGCATTCAGGAAATGAGCTTCATTCCCGAAGGTGACGTTTACCGTCTTATCGCCCGCAGCAAGTTGCCGACGGCAGAACGCTTTGAAATCTGGGTGTTCGATGAGGTTCTTCCATCTATCCGCAAGAACGGCGGCTACATTGCCGGGCAGGAAACCCTCAGCCCCGAAGAACTGATGGCAAAAGCCCTGCTTGTCGCCCAGAAAACCATTGAGGAAAAGGACAAGCTGCTTTCCCACGCTGCCGAACAGGCGAAGCTCGATGCACCGCTCGTCCATTTTGCAAAGGGCGTTACCGTGTCCAAAACGTCCATCCTGATTTTCGACTTTGCAAAAATTCTCCGCCAGAACGGCGCGGATATGGGTGGCAAGCGCTTCTTCGCATGGCTGCGTGAAAACGGCTACCTCGTCAAGCGCAAGGGCAGTGATTACAATATGCCTACCCAGCGCAGCATGGAGCTCGGACTGTTCGAGATCAAGGAAACTGTGATTACCCACTCGGACGGTCACACCACCATCAGCCGCACGCCGAAGATTACCGGCAAGGGACAGGTATATTTCTTCAACAAAATCCTCGGCACGGATATGCCGGAAGACATGTAGGGCTAACTCAATTACCGAACCTGGACAATTTTGACCGAGTTGCAGTTACGGACATTTTTGTCCGAAACTGCAAGCATGGGGGGAGTAACGAAACGTGACCCCCATGCGCCATACACTCGAAAGGAGCAAAACCATGAGGCACGATGAATGCTGCGCAATCTACGTTAAACGCGATGAAGATACGCGCAAGAGAATTGAATTACTCTATCACTACGTCAACACGCTTCCGCTTACCAAACATCAGCGCGGTAAGCTCATCCGCCTTGCCGAAGAAGCGCTGGTCAGCGCCGAAGGCAACGGCTTTTATGCCGGCACTTGTGACACCAGCGCGAACAACCTTATGAAAACCGTGGAGCGGTTTTTCAAAAAGAAGCTCGCCGACGCTGGCATTTCCGATCAAGTCCCATAAAACGGACTTATTTTCTGCTTGCCTTTACGCAAAGGCTTGCGTGGCGAACGGGCGTTCGATACAATATAGTCGAAACTTGCGGACGGTTTTGGTTGATACGCCCGACGTGCAGGCGTATCATAAAACCAGAGAATTAAGAAAGGCAGGAATTAAACATCATGGACAATATCGACAAATTCACCGCAATGCTCAATTCATGCACAAACCCGCTGCGCATTTACAATGCGCTAAGAATGATCGCCGAACCGCCATTCGAGCAGTCCGACAATGTAACCGAGAAACGCGAGATCATCGTCGGAAAGGTTGCCGGACTTATCGAGCAGTCCGAGCGCCTTTAACAACTGGATAGACATTTCTCTTGTTACTTCCCCTGTTTTGGCTTCGGCCGGAGCGGGGGAGGTTTCTTTTTCTATGCCCAAAAGATAGTCGGTAGTGACGTGGAATTTCCCTGCTATAAGTTTGAGATATTCAGAACCGGCTTCGCGCTCACCATTTTCATATTTGGTGATCGTGGCATAGGGCTTGCCGAGCTCTTCTGCAAGGCGCTTTCGTGTGTAGCCGTGCTTTTCGCGAACCTCGACAAGCCGTTCCGGGATGCCCATTTTGTTCACCTCCTTGTCATGCCTCTATTATATATCTGCTGCATATGGTTGTCAACAGAATTTTACCCGTTTCGGGTTAAAATTTTTCGAAAGGCTATTGACATTAACCCATATCGGGTGTATAGTATAGACAGTGATTAACCCAGAGCGGGTAAAACGGAGGTGACAAGAATGTATCCGAATATTGATGCAGAGCGAGCGCGAAACGGCATGAACAAGGCGATGTTTGCAAAGAAGCTGGGAGTCTCGTACAGTACGCTCAAGTCGTGGATGGCAGGCAGAACTGACATTCCGGCAAGCAAGCTGATCGAGATGACGCGGATGTTCCATGTAACGTCCGATTACCTGCTCGGTATTGACGACAACGAAAGCGCATAAGCGGAGGTGAGAGCAATGGATCCAGTGCTGATGACGCTTAACGTCGCAACAATGGTTATTCTGGCTGTGCTGATTGTGCTGATGCGCAAGTGGTACAAGCGGTAGGGTGCAGGTCTTTGTATACCTGCCATGACAACGATGCGACAGACAGGATAAAGGCAAGCACAGCGAGGATGGTAGTTATCCAATAATGGAAATTTTCTCGCCGTTCGAGCTTAGCGCGATGGGCGCGTTTCATTTCCCAATCGCGTAATTCAGCTTGTGTTTGCGCTTTGTTTTGCGGGTTAGTTGGATGAAACATTGAAAACAATCCTTTCTGAAATGGGGTGAGAGCAATGAATGAAAAAAGATGTTGTTCATCGGGCGATTTTGGCACGGCGCTTGCTGGTTTCGCTTTGGGATTCGGTGTTTGCACACTGCTTTGCAAGGTCTACGACGTGTATATAGACGGTGAAATCAGACGAGCGTTTCCCAAGCGAAGAGAAACCCGATGATGTGCCGAATGCTCCTTTCCCGGCTATTATACCACGGTCGGAAAGGGGCGAACAAGCGGAGGTGAAACCGATGTATATTAACCCGTTTGTGGCGGGCGTGCTTGCCACACTGGGCGCAGAAATCGCGCTCCTTGTGCTCTACGCCGTTACGCATATGGAGAAGCATTAGCAAGGCGAGGCGTGGCGTGGCAAAGGCAACGCGAAGCAGGACACTGCAAGGGCATAGCACTGCTTCGCAACGGAATTGCAAAGCGTGGATAGGCGTTGAAATGCCGCGCAACGGCAAACAAAAGGCACACAAAGGGCAGTCCAAGGGCAAACCAAAAGGAGGGAAGAACATGGAGGAACGGAGCTACAAGGAACTGCGGCAGGAAGTGAAAAACGACCTGATACAGATGTACGGCGGTGCGGTGCTTTTAACGCTCGAACAGTGCATGAAAGTGTACGGTTTGAGCGACAGAAAGGCCGCAAAGAAGGTTATTCGTGCACCGAGAGTTCCTGGCGAAAGACGGGTGGTTTACTACATCGGAGACGTTGCAAGCGACATCGCAAAGCGGCGCGTCGGGAACGTCTGAGGGCAAACCGAGGGCAGTCCAAGGGCAGTCTGAGGACAGTCCAAGGGCAAACCGAGGGCAGACAAAGGGCAACAGAAGAATAAAGCAATAACTATCTCTCACTAACGTTCGAGATAGAACAAAGCAATAACTACTCTCTCTCACTAACGTTCGAGAGAGTAGGACGCACACACGACAGGAGGAAAAAACCATGACTATCAACCCCGTACTTTTCGGCGTACTCGCCTGCATCTTCGCGCAGCTCGTGCTGCTGTTCGGGTGGGGATTCTACCACCGCGTTCTCAAGGACGAGCTGAACAAGCGCAAGACGCTTTTGCTGAAAGCCGCTCAAATGCGCTGTGAGCGTCGTTAAGCACTCAGGCATGAAATTACATGCCGAGGGGTGCGAAAACGCGACACGCGCCGTCTGAGGGTGCAGAAAGGGGCGATACGCAATGACTGACGGTATCAAGCGGCGGAACGTAATCCGCGAGATGCAGAAACGCACGATCGGCGAGGCGCTTTACTCGAAAAAGATCGGCAGGAAGCCGAGCGAGTGCGCTAAGAAAATCGGCGTACTGCCAAAACGAGATTAGCTGCGCAAGGGCAATGCAAAGCGCGGCAGAGCAACGGCAAGGGCGTAGCATTGCAAGGCGATGCAGGGGCATAGCACAGCGCAGATGCGCACAGCAACGGCAAGGCAAAGCGCAGCAGAGCATAGCAACGGCAAGGCATGGCCATGACTAGCAACGGCAAAATTTGAGGAACGAAACAACAGGAGGACAAAAAATCATGAAAAAGCTGAAAATCCACGTGACATTCACCGAGGGTATTCTCGGCACGGCAACCGCAGACCCGGAAATCTACAGCCGGTTCATCGGCTCGAAGAGCCCGGACGCGGCAACACTGCCGGAGGAAGTCGCGGCACTCGGTGAGGACGCAATCGTCGAGCGAGGCACAACCATCTTCCCTAAGGACGAGGACGGCACGCCTTTTCTCTGGGACTACCAGGTCAAGGGGTTCTTCAAGGACGCGTGCGGCATGCTGGCACGTCTCAGCGGCAAGGACCCGGAGACCGGAAAGAAGCGCAAGGCGGTAAACGAGAGCGGCAAGCTGACGGCGTACAAGAAGGTCATCGACGGCTTGATCTTCGTCGAGCCGCGCCGCATTCGCCTCGATACCCCGGGCGAAATCACGATCTGTCAGCGTTCTTTGCGTGCGCAGACCGCGCAGGGCGAGAGAACCGCACTCAGCAGCAGCGAGGAATGCCCGGCGGGCACGACATGCGAAATGACGATTCTCTGCTTGGACGATGCACACGAAAAAGCGGTGCGCGAGTGGCTGGATTACGGCGCGCTGCGCGGTATCGGACAGTGGAGAAACAGCTCGAAGGGGCGGTTCAAGTGGGAGGAAATCAAGTGATGAAATGCTACAAGGGATTCGACAAGGACTTGCGCTGCAAGGGCTTTCAGTACGAAGTCGGCAAGGAGTACGAAACCGAGCGGGCGGAAATCTGCGAGGAGGGGTTTCATGCCTGTGAGTTTCCGTTCGATGTGCTGCGGTACTACAATCCGGCAGATAGCCGGTTCTGCGAGGTCGAGCTTGACGCAAACGAGCAGACGCACGACGACAGCAAACGCGTCGGAAAGAAAATCAAAATCGGCGCGGAGATCGGGCTTTCCGGACTGGTTAAGGCTGGCGTGAAGTTTATCCTCGAAAAAGCTGATTTCGAGAATGCAAAAGCCACGAACACCGGCAACTGGAGCACAGCCACGAACACCGGCGACCGGAGCGCAGCCACGAACACCGGCAACTGTAGCGCAGCCACGAACACCGGCGACTGGAGCGCAGCCACGAACACCGGCAACCGGAGCGCAGCCACGAACACCGGCAACCGGAGCGCAGCCACGAACACCGGCGACTGTAGCGCAGCCACGAACACCGGCGACTGTAGCGCAGCGACGAACACCGGCAACTGGAGCGCAGCGACGAACACCGGCAACTGGAGCGCAGCGACGAACACCGGCTACCGTAGCGCAGCGACTGTCGAAGGGAAGGAAAGCATTGCTATCGTTACCGGAAACGGAAGCAAGGCGAGCGGCAAGCGTGGATGCTGGCTTGTGCTTACAGAGCGAGACAAAGGAAATCACATTCTGGGCGTGCAGGCTGTGAAGGTGGACGGCGAAACCATCAAGGAAGATGCGTTCTACACGCTGTCCGGTGGAAAGGTAACAGAAGTCAAATAAAAGAAAGACCGCCGAGCGGGAGTGCAATCCCGTTTCGGCGGCAAAGAAAAATGTTTCAAGGCAAGTATATCACGGATTGGAGGAAAAAGCAATGGACAGAGAGACGGCGCACAAGCTGCTTGATCTGGTGTTGAGTGCAAAGCACAAGGGCGTGACATTTGAGTTCACGCCGATGTGCAACAACGGCGGACAGGCGAGCTTTTTCATTCACGAGTGGAACGGCAACAGCATCGAAATCGGCAAATGCCGCGGCTACACGATGGATATTGACGGCACGTGGCTTGTGCTCGGTGAGGGCAGGCACTGCACGACGCAGGAAATCATGGAGGTTCTGGAGGGGTTGCGGGATGCTTGATCGAGAGAGACGCAGAAAACTCATGGACAAGGAAACCATGATTAAGCTGCTTTACCTGTGCCTCGGTGCAGACGCGCCGGGGGAGACGACGGTTGAGTTTCGCGCGGACACGCATGGCACTGTCAGTATCACAATCCGCGACCATGTGAGCGACGATTACTGCATAGAAAAGGGCTCGTACACGCGAGTTTTCAGCCACGGAAAGGCTATATGGGCACACGGCATAAGACAAACGACGCTGTACGAGGTCATCAAGGATTTGGAGGATATGCAGATGCTGAACATTGAGCCGCCGCTCGAGCCGCCGGAGAGAGACGATCAGGAGCGCATTAACCGGCTGTACGACATGCGCGAGGCGGAAATCCGCATGGGGGCGTTCCTCGAGGAGTACGAGGAGCTGTTCCCGGATGAGATCAAGAACTTTTTACAGGACGTGCGGGAGCGCGTCTGGGAAGCAGAAGACGAGATAGAGGAGGACTAAGAAATGAGCGTAATCAGAACGCTACGGGCAGATGAAATTGAATGCCGCGTAGCACAGGTGAAGCAGACACGAAACGGCGTTGGGTGCTCGCTGCTGCTGTACAAGGACGCACGCTGCGATATGGCAATCCTTGACGAGGTATACGGCGCGGCGAACTGGCAGCGCGAGCACACCATCATCGACGGCCGCTTGTACTGCAACCTGTCCGTATGGGACGACAACAAGAAGCAGTGGATTACCAAGCAGGATGTGGGCACGGAGAGCAACACCGAGAAGGAAAAAGGGCAGGCAAGCGACAGTTTCAAGCGGGCTGGTACGAATTGGGGTATCGGACGTGAACTGTACACAGCTCCGTTTATCTGGATTACACTGGCAGACGGAGAGTACGCAAGTCAGGGCGAGCGCGTGCGCTGCAACCAAACGTTCAAAGTGTCGGAAATCAGCTATTCCGACAGCCGTAAGATTAGCGGTTTGGTCATCGTGGACAAGAAAGGCAACGAGCGCTTCCGCATGGGCGGACAGGCAAAGCCAAAGGAGGACCCGAAGATCGCGGCGGCGAAGGCTAAGGCGAACGAGGTCAAGCGGATGCTTGTGAAGATCATGGACGACAAGACCGCAGCGGCGCAGCTGTGGAACGAGAAGTATAAGCAGGATGCAGGCGACATTGTAAAGATGAACGCGGCGCTGCTTGATCTCGAAGACCGGCTTAAACAGATGGAGGCGCTTGCATGACGCATGAGTTCGACAAGGCGCGAGTCGTGCACAACGAGAGCGGCAACTGGCTTTGCCTGCACATCAAGAACGCGCCTATGGCGCGCGTAGAGTGCGAGCAGATGAAGGAGGGCAAGTTATACTGCGCGGAGGTGAAGCGCAAGTATGACAAGCGTTCAGGGCGCGCAAATGCCTATGCGTGGATTTGCATGAGCAAACTTGCGGCGGCGCTAAGAATGAAGCGCGAAGACGTTTACCGCTCGTACATTCCCGAAGTAGGGGACAATTACAGGATTGTCCCCTACGCCAACGAGCAGCAGCGCGATTTGATCGCGAACCTGTGGGAAAAGCAGGGGCTCGGATGGGTAACGCAGGACTGTAACGGCGGTTTGCTGATGTGCTACTACGGGTCAAGCACTTACAACACGCTGCAAATGGGGCGGCTGATTGACATGGTAGTGCAGGACTGCAAGGAACAGGGCATTGAGACCGAGCCGGAAAGCACGGTGATCGGATGGCTTGCCAAGTGGAAGCCGGAGGAGCGCGGGGTATGAGGAGACAGACACGGTTTACCGGCATTAGTCCGGCGGTATGGAAGGAATGCTACGACCGGGACGGCGGTGTTTGCCGTCACTGCGGCAAGGGCGGTGTGCTGCAAGCTGCGCATTACGTCAGCCGGGCACGCGGCGGCATGGGGATTCCGACAAACCTTGTTATGCTGTGCCCGGAGTGTCATCGAGAGATGGACCAGGGCGACGGCAAGGAAATCAAGGAAGAAATGCGCGAACACCTCGAAAGCCTCTATCCCATGTGGAGCGAGGAAAAGCAGAAATACACAAAGGAGACAGGACGAAATGCTGAATAAGATCATCTTACAGGGACGGCTTACCAAGGATTTGGAGCTGAGATACACGCAGAGCAACACGGCGGTTACGGGCGGCACGCTGGCGGTGCAGAGAAGCCGCAAGGACGCGGGCGGAAAGTACCCGAGTGACTTCATTGACGTGGTTCTGTGGGGGAAGCTGGCAGAACACGCGCACACGTGGTTCCATAAGGGCGATATGTGCATCGTTTCCGGCAGGATCGAAAGCCGCGACTGGGAGGACAAGAACGGCAACAAGCGCCGTTCGTGGGAGGTGCAGTGCGAAAGCATTGACTTCTGCGGCGGCAAGAGCGAGGGCAAGCCGAAGGAAGAGGAAAGCGACTTTATCATGTCGGACGAGAGCGACTTCATCATGTCGGACGAAAACGACCAGAACGACGTTCCGTTTTAAGGGGTGACAGGGGATGCTGACGAACGGGCATATACAGATCTACCGACAGCTCACAGAATGGGGATGGTACAAGGATGTACCCACATGCAAGCTGTGGCTGCATATCCTGCTGAGGGCAAACTACAAGGAAAGCCAGTTCATGGGGAACGAGATTCCCCGAGGCGCGTTTGTGACGAGCTTGCAAGGGCTTGCAGACGAGAGCGGACTAACGGTAAAGCAGGTGCGCACGGCACTCGGAAAGCTCAAGAAAACCGGAGAAATCACGGTGGAAAGTAACCGGCATTACACGGTAATCGCGGTATGCCGGTATGACGAGTATCAGGGCGGCGAGCGGGAGGAAGCGCCTGCAAAGCAGCCGCCGAAACCGGAGATGCCGAAAAAGACGCAGAGCCCAAAGCCGAAAGAGCCTGACCTTTCGGAACGGTTTTCTGAGCCTGTGCTTTCTGCGGTGCGCGACTGGATCACCTACAAGCAGGAGCGGCGCGAGGCGTACAAGGCGGTCGGCTTGAAGTCTCTGCTGACCGAGATAGAAAACCGAGTAAAGCGCCACGGAGCGGCGGCAGTAGCCGAGGTTATCCGGCTGAGCATGGCGAACAACTGGAAGGGCATTATCTGGGACAGGGTGAAGGACGCGCCAAAGCAGACGGACGCAAAGGCAGAGCCGGAGGAAACGCCGGACTGGGAGATTGCATGGCGAGCACAGAAGGAAGAAATCAGGCGGAAAATGAGGCGAGCGGGTGAATTATAAGTTTACGATCAAGGGCACGCTGCCCGGGCTGAACGAGTTGATCGAGGCGGAAAGGCGGAACCGGCAGTGTGGCGCAAAGCTGAAAAAGCAGTGCGAGGCCGTTGTGATGAATGCAGCGCGGCAGATGGGCGGCGCGGAAATTCAGGAGCCGGTGTACATGGTCTATCACTGGTATGAGAAGGACCGGCGACGGGACAAGGACAATATCTGCGCGTTCGGCAGGAAGGTTATTCAGGACGCGCTGGTGAAAGCGCGGTATCTGAGTAACGACGGTTGGAAGAATATCCGAGGGTTTGAAGATTACTTTGAGGTGGATGCGAAGAATCCGAGGATTGTGGTTGAAATTTTGGGAGCGGATGAAACGGATGAAGTATGAGGACTTTTTGAAGGGCAAGCTGAAAAGCAGACCGAAAAGCGGATTTGACATGCAGGAGAAGCACGAAAATCTGTTTGAGTGGCAGAGATATGTGACGGACTGGGCGTGCAAGACCGGGAGCGCGGCACTATTCGAGGATTGCGGGCTTGGCAAGACGGCACAGCAGCTTGCATGGGCACAGGAGACCGCGCAAAAGACCGGCAGGCCGACGTTGATTCTGGCGCCGCTGGCGGTGTCGCGGCAGACCGTGCGCGAGGGCGAGAAGTTCGGCGTGCCGGTGACTTTGGCGGAGATGGATGCGGATATTGCGCCGGGCGTGAATATCACCAACTATGAAAAACTGGACAAGTTCGACACGTCGAAGTTCGGCGCTGTGGTGTTAGACGAAAGCTCGATTCTGAAAAGCTACATGGGAAAAACCAAACGGCAGATTATAGGTGCGTTCCGCGATACGCCGTTCAAACTGGCCTGCACGGCTACGCCTGCACCTAACGACCTGATGGAGCTGCTGAACCACGCGGAATTTCTCGGCATCATGCGTTCAAGCGAGGCGCTTTCCTGCTGGTTTGTGGCAGACCAGAGAAACAGCGGACACTATCGGCTGAAAGGCCACGCTGAACAGGATTTTTGGCGATGGGTGGCAAGCTGGGCGGTTTGCATTTCCAGTCCGAAGGATATTGGATTCCGCGCAGACGGATACACGCTGCCGGAGCTGCACGAGAAAAACGAGGTTGTGCAGACGGAGAAGAACACGCTGCTGGGACTGGCGGAAAAGCTGGATCTGTCCGTGAAGGGCTTTCACGCGGCAAAGAAAAAGAGCCTTGCAGAGCGCGTGCAGCGGTGCGCCGAGATCGTCGGCGGTTCAGACGAACAGTTCGTGATCTGGTGTTTTCAGAACGAGGAAGCGGACGAGCTCAAAAAGGCGATTCCGGAAGCGGTGGAGATACGAGGAAGCGACAAGGCGGATGCAAAGGAACGTGCGGCGGTGGACTTCATCGACGGGAAATTCCGCGTTTTGATCTCCAAGCCTTCTATCTTCGGATTCGGTTTGAATTTTCAGAATTGCCGAAACGCAGTGTTCTGCGGACTGGATTACAGCTATGAGAGTTACTATCAGGCAGTAAGGCGGTTTTACCGCTTCGGGCAGGATAAAGAAGTAAACGTATGGCGCGTGATCGGAGAGGGAGAGAAAGAGATCCTCGATGCGATTGAGCGCAAGGCACAGCAGAAACAGGAGATGACCGTAAGCATGGCGCAGGCTATGCAGGACTTTCAGACGGAAGCAGTGCGAGGACGGGAGCTTGTGCTCAATCTGAAAAAAGACGAGTTCAAGTTCCCGGCATGGATTAAGGAGGCAGTGTAATGCAGGAAGTAATGAATGAGCGCTACGCGCTTTACAACGGAGACTGTGTAGAGGTGGCACGGCAGATGCCGGACGAGAGCGTTCACTTTGAAATTTTCAGCCCGCCGTTTGCAAACCTGTACATCTATTCGGACGATCTGCGGGATATGGGCAATTGCAAGAACGAGGACGAGTTCTTCGAGCAGTTCGACTATCTTATCCCGGAGTTGTACCGGGTACTGATGAACGGCCGCATTTGCGCGGTACACTGCAAGCAGCTTGCACGGTACAAGGCCAGCCACGGCGCAAGCGGATGGTATGATTTCCGAGGCGACATCATTCGGCACTTTGAAAAGGCGGGATTTCAGTACCACAGCGAAGTAGTAATCTGGACAGACCCGGTACTGGAGATGCAGAAAACCAAGACGCAGAGACTGCTTTACTGCCAGCTTCAGAGGGACGCAAGTTTGACGGGTATCGGAATGCCGGAGTACCTCGTGTTGTTCCGCAAGTGGAAGGACGACGGCAAGAACCCTGAGCCGATACGCCATTACAAGACCGCCGAGGACGCGGAAAAGGACGGCGGCAACACGCGGCAGGTGCTCGGACTTCCGATGTGGCAGAGATACGCAAGCCCGGTGTGGTTTGATATTCGCAGAACCGACGTACTTAACGCGCGACTGGCACGCGAGGACAAGGACGAAAAGCATATCTGCCCGTTGCAGCTGGAAGTTATCAGACGCGCGGTGCAGCTTTGGACAAACCCCGGTGACGTTGTGTTTTCTCCGTTCGGCGGGATCGGCAGTGAACCGTACATCGCACTCGAGCAGGGGCGCAGGGCGGTAGCGGCTGAACTGAAGCCGAGCTATTTCGCGCAGATGGCACGCAACTGCGAGGAAGTGTGCAAGCCGAAGGACGAGGATCAAATGACGTTCGGTGAGGTGGTGTGAATGGTTGAGGAAGCAGTTTTGAACGCTGCAACGGCGACAGCGAACACCGGGCAGATTTCCGGTTGAAAGATGAGACGTGCGAGGAATAGGAGGAACGGAATGAAATCTGTGATGTTAAGCATTCGCCCGAAATGGTGTAAGAAGATTATTGATGGCGAAAAGACAATTGAAGTCAGAAAGACCAAGCCGAAACTGGAAACGCCGTTCAAGGTGTACATCTACTGCACCAGCGGTAGACCTGACCTGAACATTCCTATTTCGCCGGAACGCCTGATGCAGGACTACTTAGAAACGGGTTCCATGCAGTCGCTGAACTGCCCGCTTGGGAATGGTAAGGTCATCGGGGAGTTCACCTGTGACCGGATTTATGAGCTTGCGCCCCTCAACCATGCACCGGATGACGTAGAAAAGCAAGCCTGCCTGACACGGGAAGAAATTGTGAACTACCTAAAGGGAACCGGCTACGGCTGGCACATTTCCGACCTGCTGATCTATGACCAGCCGCAGGAGCTGAGCGAGTTTACCGGATTACGCAATACGAGATTCGGCGCAGCGCCATATGACATCAAGCGCCCGCCCCAGAGTTGGTGCTATGTGGAGGAATGGGAACAGAAAGAATTGGAGGAGATGTAAATGGGTAGCTATAAGCCGGGCGATATTATCACCATTAAAGGAACGGAATTTGCGGTGCTGGACGTAGAGAAAGGCGCGGCGAACGGCAAAGACAAACTGTTTGTGCTGTTAAAAGAGCCGTTTGGAAGCACGCCATTCAGCACGGACAGCAACGACTATACCGAAAGTAAGCTGCTTGACGAGGTAGGGCGGTGGTATAGCGAATTTGTATCTGGTTTGAACAAGGAGCTGATTTTCCAGAGAGAAATCAGTCTATTGACCATGGACGGGCGCGCGAATTATGGGGTTGTTTATCGCTTAGCAGCACCGTTGACATTTGATGAGTGGCGCAAGTATTCACGCTATATTCCAGATTGCGAGAAAAGCTATTGGCTGGCAACCGGAGATGGCACAACGGGGCGCTACGGCGTGGACGCTGCGCTGCTCGTGTACTCCAATGGCGCTTGGTGCAGCGGTGACTGCTCGACCGCGTATGCGGTGCGTCCGGCTTTGGTCGTGCCGGAAGAGCTGATTGATACGCCGAAGGACGACGGCTTAAGCAAGTACAGCACAATGGAGCTGATTCGGGAGCTCGCGGAAAGGGCGATGAGGGATGAACTCGAAGATTAGGCGGAAGCGCCGCCTAAGTCAAAGACGTAGGCGAAAGGGAAAACAAGGTGTGCCAAAAACACAGAACTCTTATTTTGCGATTGACGGAAATTCCACCCGTCACCCAGTAGCATACTGCACCTACTATCACGGCGTTCTGACGAATAACCTAATGGAAGTTCACAAGTGCAAGTTGCGTCAATGCTGCCGCTTGCGGGAAGGTGAACAGTATGACTGAGAAACTATATTGCTTGCTGGAACTTATAGAAAGGGCGATGAGGGATGAGCGAATACATTGACCGTGAAGCGGCGAACTTAGCTCTTGCGGAGCAAGGCTTTGATTGGGATAAAGTAAAACAGGCTCTTGCGAGCGTGCCTGTCGCCGATGTTGCGCCAGTGGTGCATGGGCGGTGGGAAAGGCGACGCAATGTATGGTACTGCACTAATTGTGGCAAAGGATACAAAATAACCTACGGTGCGGTCGCGGCAAATATGCATAACTACTGCCCACACTGCGGTGCGGTGATGGACGGAGGTGCAGAATAATGCGGAATCCGTGCAAAGACTGCATTTATTACAACAAAGTGAGTAAAACTTGCCAATCGAAGAAATACCCTACGAGTGACAACGGAAACGTAGCCTTGATTGACAGGATGTTTTGTTCTCCGCAAAAAGATGAATGGAGGCGCAGAGAGTGATTGAGCTTAAATCCTGTCCGTTCTGCGGAAGTGAAAGCGCTATTGCTTATCATATCAACAGCCGCCCTCCTTACAGAGAAGCATATATTCCATATTGCTTAAATGATGAATGCTTTATGAATATGAATGAATTTTGTTTTGCAACGAAAGAAGAAGCTATTGAAGCATGGAACAGGAGGAAAAACAAGGGGTGATATTCTCGGCTATGCTTTTATCGTGGCGGCAACTATCTTCTTTGTGTATGGCATCTGGGTAGAGCACAAGTACGATCTGATTGCCGACAGGCTGAACGAAATGATGGAGGAGAAAAACGATGAAGTTTAAGAAAGACGGGAAGGTGTACGGCAGCATTGAGTCGGTGGTCGGTGAGCATTGCCAAAAACGGCGGTATTGCTTTCAATGTGCGTTATATCGCAAGAGAGGTACGAAATGCTGCGAAGATTACGCCCATGTGAATCCGGAGGAGGTGGCGCACTTACTCAACTTTGAAGTGATCGACGACACGCCCACCATTGCCGAGACAGTCGAGAAATACGGCGAGAATGTAAAGCGCAGGCTGACCCGTGCGGACATCCTGCACGCGGCGGAGAAGTGCGTATGCGGACAGCGCGAGACGGACTACGGCACGCCGGAGGATAACTTTAAGACGATTGCGGAACTGTGGGAGGCGTATCTTAATAAAGCCTGCACAAGGGGCGTGAACGTGCGCGTAAAGGCAAAGGACGTTGCTGCAATGATGGCGCTGCTCAAGATTGCACGTATTGCGCGCGGCGGCGGAAAGGCTGACAGTTGGATTGATCTTGCAGGCTATGCGGCTTGCGGGGCGGAATGTGAGGGAGTAACGGAATGAAGAAAACAATTTTAACTCTGCTGGTAGCTATGATGGCTCTGATGTTTTCTGGGTGCGCTGGCTGCGATCGCGCGGCTAAGAGCATCGGCAGTGATGTGTCTGGCGGGCTGCATCGCACGGTAACGGTGTACAGCAACACAGGCGAGAAAATCCAGAGTTGAAGCGGCAAGTTTGATGTTTCCGAGAACGATAACGAGGTATATTTCGATCTGAACGATAAACGCGTCATTATTCATGGCGGCATCGTAATTGACGAGGAGGACTAAAAATGACGATTGATGAAGCTATCAAGGTAGCAGAAGCCAACGCGGAACTCTGTTCGAGCTTCGAAGGGTGGGGACAGGAGGTAAGTTTTTACAGCACATGCGCTGCCATGCTGAAAGTAATGAAGAAGATGATCGAGGAAGGCAGACCGGAAGACGCGCCGGATGCGTGGCAGGAGCGCAGAAAGCGCGAGTACCGCGAGACCAAGGACCGGTACGAGAGGCTGCACTGGATGGTTACCAAGTACGAGGCGGGCGTGCTTGAGTATACGCCGAAGTGCTCGATCGAGCTGTTAAAGCAGCAGAAAAAGCACATGGGAGAGTACCTGCACGATCTGGAAGTCGGCGCATTTGTGGAAGGAGTGGAACTGTGACGATTAACCAAGCAATCCGCATCCTCGACCCGGCAACGACAGCCGAGGAGCTGGCAACGATCGAATACTACGGCGGTCTGCACGGCCGCGAGAAGATGGTGGCTGCGTGCGAGGAAGCCTGCCGCGTAGCGGTCCGAATTATGAGAAAATATCTGGAGGAACAGAAATGAAGAAAATTGCTTTAATCGTGCTGGCCATCGTGGCAGCGCTGGTACTTATGATTGCCGCTGCATTCATATCGGCCAATAACCGTGCGGTGTCGGCAGAGGAACAGGTCAGTTCGGCGGCGGCCGACGTACAGGTAGCCGAGAAACGACGTGTTGACCTCGTGTACAATCTGGCGGACGCAGTGAAGTCCTACCAGAATTACGAGGGCGATACGCTGACCAGGATTACACAGGCTCGTGCTGCTGCCGCGTCCGGCAAGGTCGAACAAGCGCAGGTTGCGTTGAACGCCGTTGCAGAGCAGTACCCGGAACTCAAGGCAAACGAAAATTACAAGCAGCTCATGACCGAGCTTGCGCTGACCGAGAACCAGATCGCGCAGTACCGCAACAACTACAATCAGCAGGTACGGGCATACAACAAGCTGGTACGGTCTTTCCCAGCTGGTTTCCTGCTGCGCGTAATGAACTATCAGGTAATCGACACGACCTATGCGGACTACGACGCACCGGAAGATGCTCCGCAGAACCTGTTCGGTGGCGGCGATGGAGATTAAGCCTCGTGAGATTGCGTTCAGCGTTGCAATCGTGTTTGTTATGGTGGCACTGGGATTTCTGCTCGGTAGCAAAATCAGTGACCATATCGCTGAGACAAACGAGAAATTTACCACGGCAGCGCAGATCACAGACGATGAGCAGTTTCAATATGCGCTGGCTACCGATTTCGGAAACGTCATCGCCTACGGCGATCTGATCGCTGAACAGCCTGTTTCGGCAGATGATTTGGACGGCGAATACGCAATACTGACCAAAATCACGGAACAATACACCATGCACACGCGCGAAGTGACCTATACCGATAGCAAGGGACATACGCACACCCGCACCGAGATATATTGGACGTGGGACGAGATTGACCGGGAGAAAGACAGCACAGAAACATACATGTTCATGGGTGCATCATTCCCGGTGGATAAGTTTTCCGTTACAGCGCACCAACAGGGCGATACAATCTATGACAGCAGACTTGTGCGGCATTATTACGAAGCTGTGGACGCAAATATGGTTGGCAGTATACATACGCAAATCAAAGATCATATGATCGCGGACGACAATGAGTTCTACGCCGACACAGAGCCGCAGACGGTCGTAGACCGCGCTGTAAAAAATGCAGGTGTACTCGTCGTTATGTTCTGGGTGTTCTGGATCGCGCTGACCTGCGGCGCGGTATATGGTTTCTGCGCACTGGAAAACAGGTGGCTGGACGGATAATGTATAGTCCTGAAATGAGAGAGTATCTGAAAGAAATCAAGCGCTACCTCGTGTGGCGCTACGGCATTACGGACAGGGAGGGGAAACATTGAACAAGCGGGAGGCGGTGGTAAGGGCAATCAGAAAAGAACTCGGAGAGGAGAAAATGAATGATCGATACTGCGAGGAAGTCGGGCGTTACTTATTATGGTGATACGCCGTGCCGGAACTGCGCTTACTGGCGGACGCTCGGCAACTATAAAAATCTGAAACTGTGGGCGTGCCACTACGCATTAGTTAACCGGCATTCAAGGGGATGCGAGCCGGGCGAAGGGTGCACAAAAAGAACAGAAAGCTACCACAGACGGATAGCTTTCAAGCACGATGGAAGCACCAAGGAGATTACAAGTCGATGACAGCGAAAGAATGGCTGATGCGCGGGCGCGCACTGGAAAAGACGATTACAGCCTTGCAGGAGGCGCGGAAACGCGCCTATGCACGGGCAACGGGCGCAACCGCGCCGGTAAGGGATACGCCGGGCGGAAAAGGGAGCACGGGGAACAAAGCAGACCCCTACATCGAACTGGGCGAGAAGATCGCAGAGAAGGAAAACGAGCTCGCGGAGATTTACGGCGAGATCGTGCGCGTACTGGGCGAGATGCGGGACAACGAGCTGAAAACGCTACTGCTTGAGCGTTATGTAAATGGCGCAACATGGGCGCAGGCGGCGCGGCGGCTGCATTACAGCGAGGCGCACGTGAAGGGCTACATGCACAGAATGGCGCTGAATGCTGTGGATAAGTTAATACCCCACAATACGCAATAATGTGATATACTGATATCGTGGAAGAGCTCCAAGGGAGCAAAACCACGGCATTCACGGGTTGATAAATTCCGGTTATGTCCTCCTAATTCTCTCCCCTGCTTCGGCGGGGGACACGCTCCAAAGGCTGCACGAGGCCGGCGGGGCTCACACTTCCTTTCGCCCTAAAGGCATTCCCTAATGAGGCGGGAAACCGCCTCGATCTGTCCGCCGCGTCTGCACGAGGGCGCGCGGGCTATTTGGCTCTCGGGAATACAGTTCAAGGAAACGCGGCAGAGATGCCGCACATGCTCCAAAGCCTGCATGAGGGCGGCGGGGTGGCAGAATGCAGTGACGGCATATGGCGAATTCTGTATCCGCAGCCTTGCACGGAAACAATGTGCAAGGCGATCTGCTCGCAAAGCCTGCATGAGGGTGAGCGGGCAAAAAAAGACAGCCGAACGGCTGCCCATAATCTGACAGCCCGGAAAGACGGGCGCGGGCGCAGCTTACGGAACGGCGCGCCGACACCTATTCTGACGGCCCGGAAAGACGGGCATCTGTTTGCGAACTTTGCCGGACTGCCCGGCAGGCCTTGCGCAGGGCCAAAGCGTCAGTACACAGCGCAGCAGCACGTGTATCAGGGAGTAATTCCCTGCAACGGGGTAGCGCCCTGCGGTGAAAGTCCGCCGGTTTGCAGGCCGATAACTGCGCGCGAGGGGTTCAAAATTCGAACTTCCTATTTTGTAGCAGCCCCTGAGCGCAAGCCGGGAAACCGTCCGTAAAGCCGGACGCAAGGCGCAGCGATACGCGCACATACCGCGCAAGCGGTATATATGCAGCCGAAAGTTGATACGCGGTGCGATTCCGTGTGGCTGCACCTCCAATTGTCATAAGTAAAAGCACCTCCCCGGGATGGCTTCGGGAAGGTGCTTTTGCTTAGTTGTTGCTTAGATGTTGCTTAGCGGTTATCATAAGCGCATAGAGCCTCACACAGCTCGCGCGTCGGGCACTGGGAGCAGTCGCACTCCAGGAGGTGCTGTTATATGCCATCCAGCAAGGCACAGCAGAAAGCAACCAATAAGTACATCAACAAGGCTTATGACCGGGTTAATTTAACCCTGCCGAAAGGCAAAAAAGAAGAGATCAAATCCCATGTGGAAGGCCGGAGCGAAAGCGTGAATGGCTTTATCGCCCGTGCGATTGATTGCCAGATGGCGCGAGACAAAGAGGAGGACAAAGCGTAGTGTATGACAGAGTAGATGCAAGCAGCGGAGAGAGCCTTTGCCGTACTATGGCAGAGGAATGCGATACCGCGATCTTAGCATTTTCCACAGGCAAAGACAGCATTGCAGCGTGGTTGCAGTTGAGGAAGTATTTCAAGCATGTAATCCCGTATTATTGTTACACTGTGCCGGGTCTGGAATTCGTCGAAAACAGCCTCGCATACTATGAGGATTTTTTCGGTACTCACATTTACAGACTGCCGCACCGGTCTCTGTACCGTATGCTGCGTAATCTGGTCTTCCAATCGCCGGAGCATGTAACCAAGATCGAGGCGCTGGACTTGCCGGGCGAAGAATATGATGATGCCGAGATCGGCGAGATCATCCGCGAATGTAAGCGCCTGCCGGAATGCGTATACACTGCGACCGGCGTTAGAATGGCAGACAGTCCTATGCGGCGTATTGCCATGAAAACACATGGAGCGATCAACCACAATGCAAAACGGTTCTATCCGGTGTTCGACTGGGTAAAAGCCGACTTACTGCGCGAATTTGATGCAAGCGGTGTTCGGTTGCCGGTAGACTATAAGCTGTTCGGCAGAACGTTCGATGGTATTGATTATCGGTTCTTGAAGCCGATCAAGGAGAATTTCCCGAGGGATTACGAAAAGATCATCACATGGTTCCCACTGGCGGAACTGGAGTTATTCAGAAGGGGCGAGCTGTAATGGGATATTGGAACGACAACGAAGTTAAGGAAACAAAAGACGATCACATTGAATTAGAGCAGCTCGAAAGCGAGTGCCTCGATGAGCTGGGAGACGTAGAAAAGAGTTTCCGTGAGCGCATGGGCGCCGAGAATAAGCGATTTAAGGATATGTGCGACACCGAATATTGGTGCTGCATCTGCTTCACCAGCCGTGCGCAGAAAGAGGAATTTTTGGAGTCTCTGGAGTTTGACGGCGATTTGAAGTATATCGAAGGAAAAGAATTCGCGCGAGCGGTGAAAAGACCGGTTAAAACCGAGGATTTGCGGTTTGCGCGTATCGGCAAAGGCTCAAAAGAATACTTGGGCAGGCTCATAGATGAGCAAAAATGACGGAGAGGAGGTGTAAAGCGTGGGTACTGGTTATGGTAGTGGCAGACTTGCCAATTTCGGCAGAACCAGAAACCGCCGCTGCAGTGTTGCGGTAGGCCGTCGCGCTGCTGGCGCTCGTGGCGCTCGTTCATCCTCGGCCTAAACACCAAAACTCAAAAGTCTACCGGTTGGGAAATGATTCTCAGCCGGTTTTCTTTTGGGGAAAGAAAGGAGGTAGCACATGGGACGGAGAAAGAAAGTGATTGACCTCGAAGCGGTGCAAGAGCTTGCAAGTGAGGGCAATACACAAGAAGAAATTGCAAAGGCT